GAAGCAGGGGAAGTACCCCCCCGGGTTGTTGGAATTTTTAGGGGGAAAAAAGGGGAGCCACTAGGTAAGCCTGTATATATTAAAAAAGAAACAGCACTAGACGCTATGGCTGGAGATGGCGGATATCAAGAAGCATACCTCGGCGATCATCTTCGTTTTAAAATGAAACGCGATAAAAAACGGTTTTGGGCTGGAGATAATATCAGTGATTATCTTCACGAAGGCGATAAAGAAAAACTAATTGACGAGGCAACAGAAGCATTTGAACTAGTGCTCGATCGATTGCTTATTGATCGAGAAAACGATCCAAACTCAAAAGGCACAGCACGTAGACTTGCCAAGATGTACTTTAATGAAATAATGGCAGGTAGATATGAACCAGCACCAGACGCAACAGCATTTCCAAACGATACGAAGGATCGCTACGAAGGTATGCTGGTTGTTCGTAGCGAGCTTCGCAGTATGTGTAGCCATCATCACCAACCCGTTACTGGCGTTGCTTATATTGGTGTTATTGCGGCTGAGAAACTCATCGGACTTAGTAAGTATACAAGGATCGCTCAGTGGTGTGCCCGTCGAGGTACTCTCCAGGAGGAACTTTGTAATGACATTGCTAGAGAGATCCAAAAAGCCACAGGCGCTGAAAACTTAGGCGTATATATTCAGGCTATACATGGGTGTTGTGAGAATCGTGGAATTATGGCACACTCAAGTCTTACACAGACTACGGTGCTACAAGGTACATTTAAGACTGACCCTGGAGCGAAGAAAGAATTTTTTGACAATATTAAAATGCAACAGGAGTTTGCCCCAAGATGACAACAGCCCAAGATTTAACTAATCAATTAATACATCGTGCAAAAAATCTAAAAGAGTTTGTAGTTGAACGAGATTTTAATAGCATACCTGGTGGTATTGTTAGATTTAATATACAACATACAATAGGACAACCTGCTCGATTATTTGTGCCTGCACTTACGCAAGCGGAAGCAGAAGAAATGGTAGACGAATGGTTCGAAGAGGATGTAGAATGAATCCAAAATATCTTTATACTATTAAGTGGACGCAACCGTATGCCACTTACCAAATGCGTCCTTATCTTAGACACCTTCGCGAAGAATACGAAATTCAAATTGAAGCTAGGTTGGATCGTGGTGAATTTGCTGATGCGAAGAAAGTAATAGAAAGGATCATGTCATTATGAAATGGTTTAAAAGAATGATAGTCAAGTGGGTGCGAGAAGATTGGGAAAACGCTGGTCAGGCTCGTGAAGAAGATTGTTATCCAACTCCTAAATTGAGTCGCGGTATGAATACCGCTAGCACACGCTCAGGCATTGACAGCGAACCCACACTTCAATTTAAAGTGTATAGTGCAGTCGGTGGTAAAGTTGTAGAATTTAATCGTTATGATCCTAAAACTGATCGTAATGATCGCCAGGTATACATTATTGGTAAAGACGAAGACTTTGGCGAAAAGATTGCTAAAATTTCAATGTTGGAGTCACTACGATGAAAATACAAGTGCCGGCCGAAGGCATTATGAAAACAAACGATTGGGGTGACAGTAAAGTCTACCGAATTGCTTGTAATTGTCATGACGAAAATCACAATCATAACATGTGGGTAGAAGCAGATGATTGCGATATTGTTGTGACCATTTATACTACAGGCAAAACAAATTATTGGAGTAAAACACGATGGTATCATATTTGGACATTATTGACCAAAGGTTATATCGATACTGAATCTTCAGTACATCTAAGTAAACAACAAGCTCTTAACTATGCAGAAACTTTGAAAAGTGCTATTACAGATGTTGAAGAGTTTCAAAATGCTAGGCGAAACAAAGAAGAACGTGCTACAATAGCAAAAATGGCAAAAGAACAGGATTGTGTATGAGTAAATTAAAAGTTGCTGAATTGTTTTATTCAATTCAAGGAGAAGGACGCTATATGGGCGTCCCGTCGGTGTTTCTACGTACATTTGGTTGTAACTTTAAATGTTCTGGATTTGGCATGCCTAAAGGTCAACTAAGTAATGAAATAGAACCAATTGCAGAACGCATTGCAGAATTTAAAACTTACAACGACTTACCATTAGTAAGTACAGGGTGTGATAGTTATGCAAGTTGGGATCCACGTTTTAAAGACCTAAGCCCTTTGATGGAAACAGATGGCATTGCAGAACAGATTGTAGAAATACTTCCACATAAAACATGGGTCGACGAGCATTTGGTTATTACTGGCGGTGAACCGTTGTTGGGTTGGCAACGTGCTTATCCTGATTTACTGGATCATGTTTATATGAATCAGTTAAAGGAAATTACTTTTGAAACCAATGGAACTCAACCATTAACACCCGAATTTAAAGAATACTTGCAGGATTGGACCATGCGTATGCCTGGTGAACGGTGTGTGACATTTAGTGTTAGTGCCAAATTAAGTTGCAGTGGTGAGGCAAGACACGAAGCTATTAAACCCGAAGTTGTTAATGACTATCAAGATGTGGGTTATGTATATTTGAAATTTGTTGTTGCAACTGAAGAAGATGCAGAAGAAGCAATTGAAACCGCAGACATTTATAGAGAAAATGGATTTACTGGTCCAGTATACTTAATGCCTGTTGGTGGTGTTGAAAGCGTTTATACTTTGAACAATCGCCGTGTTGCAGAACTTGCTATGAAAAATGGCTTGCGCTACAGCGATAGACTACAAGTGCCGTTGTTTAAAAACGAGTGGGGAACTTGATGAAAAAATTAATCAAACGATTATTTGGTATTGATAAACTTGAAGCTGAAAAAACTCAAGCGCAAGAAGCACTGGCTCTAGCACAAGCAGAAACAACCAAAGCTCAAGAATTAGAAGCTCAAGCTAAACTAACACCAAAAGAACGTGCTACTGCCAAAGGCGAGCCGTGGGTAGCTGTGCTGGACACTCATGTAAACAAAGATAATATCCGTAACGGTTTTTTTGAGCTTGACTGGAATGAGATATTTGTGCTAGAATTAAAACGTGCAGGATACGGCTACGATGGAGATCCTGATGAAGAAATTGTAGATCGTTGGTTTAGAGATTTGGCAAGAAACATGTTGGGCGAAGCTGGAGTAGCCGATCCCGGACGTGTAGGTGCTGGATATATTAATGTAACAAAACTTGCCGATGGCAAAGCAGAGGTAGAATGACACATATTATAGTTGATACTGCTAACACGTTCTTTCGTGCTAGACATGTGGTGCAAGGCAGTGCTGATATCAAACTTGGCATGGCTTTTCATATTACTTTCAACTCTATTAAAAAAGCATGGCAAGACTTTGGTGGTAGTCATGTGGTGTTCTGCCTCGAAGGTCGTAGCTGGCGCAAGGACTTTTATACTCCGTATAAGGCCAATCGTAAAGAAGCTAGAGATGCGTTAACTGAAAAACAACAAGAAGAAGACAAGTTGTTTTGGGAAGCATTTGACGAATTCAAAAAGTTTGTCACAGAAAAGACCAACTGCACTGTGATGCAACATCCTAATCTAGAAGCAGATGACTTAATTGCTGGCTGGGTACAAGCACATCCAGATACAAAACATGTTATCATCAGCACAGATGGGGATTTTGCACAATTGATTAACGCTAATGTGAGCCAATATAATGGCGTAGGCGATTTGCATATTACACACGAAGGCACCTTTGATGCTAAAGGTAAACCTGTTAAGGATAAAAAGACCGGTGAGCCTAAGGCCGCACAAGATCCCGAATGGATGCTGTTTGAAAAATGTATGCGGGGCGATACCAGCGACAACGTCTTTTCTGCATATCCTGGTGTACGTACTAAAGGCAGTAAAAACAAAGTTGGTCTAATTGAAGCGTTTGAAGATCGTAAAAGCAAAGGCTACTCGTGGAACAATCTCATGCTTCAGCGTTGGACCGACCATAACGGTTTAGAACATCGTGTGCTAGAGGATTATCAACGCAACATACAGTTGTGCGACTTGACTGCACAGCCCGCTGAGATTAAAGAAAAGATTATGGAAACTGTGAAAGCAAATGCTGTTTCTAAATCTGTAGATCAAGTGGGAATTCGCATGTTAAAATTTTGCAATACGTGGGATATGAAAAAGATTGCGGACAATATACAAACATATGCAGAACCGTTCCAAGCAAAATACAAGGAAGAATAATGACAGAAATATACGCAAAACCTATTGTGGATGGAAAATTTTGGATTGTTGAAAAAGATGGATCCAAAATTGCCACATTACATAAAAAAGAAAATAACAAATTTATTTTGAGTAGCACTACCGGCGAGGTAATGTTCAACAAAAAGCAAGATTTAACCAAACAGTTTGGTGATGGTTTCTTTCTATCTAGTAGCAAAGTCAAAGTCAAAGTTACTGCATCCGAAGAAGAAAATTTTGAATGTCACGGATACCCAACATTGTGTGAGCCGTTTAATAGTATGTACGATGTGAGACGTAAATTGGCATTATTTACAAAATCAAATGCCAGTAAAAGTTTATACTGTGCGGGCTATTACATTATTAAATTTAATAAAGGGTGGGTTAAGAGTTTTTGTCCTAAAGCTATTACCATTGAACGATATCCATTTAAAGGTCCTTTTAAAGATAAACTAGAAATGAAGGCAGTGTTGGCAAATGCAAAATCCTATTAATCTAACTCCAATAACACAATTTGTTCAGCTACTTAGAGTAGCTGAACTTAATCAACAAAAAGAAGTTAAATTGACCATACAGCAAGCAAGGTTATTAAATCTAGCACTAACTGAAACGTTGGATAAACTGAATAGGGACTGGGAAACATTGTACAGTGCTCTTAAAAATACTCAAAATACAGAAGTAATAACTGTTACTATGGATGGCGGAGGCTTTGTAGAGCCTAAATAAAAGATAAATATATGCGTACTTATCGAGAGACGCATATTATGTCAAGACCCAAGCCTAAAGTGTTGTTAGAGTATACTAACAAAAAAACTTACAAATCTGAGCAGATTTTAGAATCTGAAGCCATTTGGGCCGTGTTCTATAAGAACGAGCCTTTCAATTTAAAATCGTTTAACAGTCTTACCAGCTATCCCGGTCCTAAATATAAAAAGACCAGTTTCAGTAATCCTGGTCACGCATTGAACCTTGCTAAGAAATTAAATTTAACGTTTGGCACTGAAGACTTCCAAGTGATAAAATTGACACAAGGCACTGTAGTACCATGATTGATCGAAATTTGCTAACCAAAATATTTTTACAACAATGGGGTAAAAGTATAGATGATGCAAATATCGAACTGTACAATAGAAAATGGTGGCAATCAAATCGAGTCAATAAACCCAATGCATTTAGACTAAGCGACGAAGGTTATGAATTTCTAACAACCATTTTAGAAATTCAGATGTATGAAATCCCATTCACTGAGCCAATTGAGCTCAGTCCTCAAACAATCATATTTTTGGAAAAATATATCGATTGTCCTTACTACTTAACAAACCAAAGTATTACAGTGTTTTCCGAACGTAAGAGTTTTGAACTGTATTTGTTTTCGGACGATATCCGCAAATTTGGTTTGGTTAAGGCCATGAGCGAACGCCAAAAAGAATCTTAATTTTTGGCTAGATTCAAGAATACTGCTTGAAAATTTACTTGACTTTGTTGCGGTTAGGCCATATAATATACACATAGCTTAATTTTTTAACCCCGCTAACTTAAGATAGGAAATGTAAAATGGCAGAAATTATTAGCCGCACCGTAGGCCCTAAAGGTGCTAAAAAGTCTTTGCGCAAAGCGTTTAAGAATCAGCGTCCAATTTTCCTGTGGGGTCCTCCCGGAATTGGCAAGTCGGATATTATTAAACAACTCGGTACTGAGCTAGAAGCTCACGTTATTGACGTTCGTTTGTCATTGTGGGAACCTACTGATATTAAAGGTATTCCATATTTTGACTCAAACACAAGCAAAATGGTTTGGGCTCCTCCTAGCGAATTGCCAGACGAAGTAATGGCAAAACATCATAAAACTATTATTTTGTTCATGGACGAAATGAATAGTGCGGCTCCCAGCGTACAGGCCGCGGCTTATCAATTGATTTTGAATCGCCGAGTTGGTACTTACAAACTGCCAGACAATGTGGTAATGGTTGCGGCTGGTAATCGTGAAACTGACAAGGGTGTTACATTCCGTATGCCTGCTCCGTTGGCTAACCGTTTTGTTCACTTGGAAATGACTGTTGAGTGGGATGACTACTTTGAGTGGGCCGCTGAAAACAAAGTGCATAAGGACGTAGTTGGTTTCTTGAGTTTCTCTAAGAAAGACTTGTATGACTTTGATCCTAAGTCTAGCTCACGTGCATTTGCTACTCCACGTAGCTGGTCTTTTGTTAGCGAATTGTTGCACGATGACGACTGCGATGCAGATACATTGACTGATTTGGTGTCAGGTTCTGTTGGTGAAGGGCTTGCTCTTAAGTTTATGGCTCACCGTAAACATGCTAGCAAAATGCCAAATCCAAGCGATATTTTGAGTGGCAAAGTTAAGAAAATGGATAGTAAAGAAATTTCTGCCATGTACTCTTTGACTGTGTCATTGTGCTACGAATTGAAAGAATCTTGCGACAAGAAAGCCAAAAACTGGAGCGAGCAAACTAACAATTTCTTCGAATTTATGATGAATAACTTTGAAACAGAATTGGTTATCATGGGAACTAAGTTGGCATTGAGCACTTACAAATTGCCACTGGATCCGGACGAAATTGCATGTTTTGACGAGTTCCATAAAAAGTTTGGCAAGTACATTGC